ATTAGGATATTTTATATCCATAATTAGAGCTAAATAGTAGGGGTATAGATATAGCTATTAAAACAATGAGAGGAAGGAAAAAAACACCAACAAAATTAAAGGAGCTAAAAGGTAGCCTTAGAAAATGTAGAGAAGTTTCAAATGAAATGCAAACTACAAATGTTGTAAGTATGCCTCAAGCTCCATCCTTTCTCAATCAACACGGAGCAGATGAATGGAACTTAGTTACAAACGAACTAGCCAACATTAAGATGTTACACTTGACTGACTTATCAATCCTTGCAGCGTACTGTAACGAGATAGGTATTTATAGACAGATAGCTCAAGAGTTACAAGGCAACTTCACAGAGCAAACCGTTGACAAAGACGGAAGATTAAGAGCTAGTAAGATTGCTCCTAAGTACAAGGTAATGCAGAACGCTTTACAAAATGCGATGAAAATTTCTAGGGAATTTGGTTTCACTCCTTCGAGTAGAGCATCCCTTAGTATGCCTGAACAAGATGAAGAAAGGACTGACGATTTTAATTTCTTTGACTAATGATAAATATCTATAATAGAGATTGCTTAGAAGCTATGAGAGAGATGTCCGATAATCAATTTGACTTAGCAATAGTAGATCCTCCTTATGGGATTGGTTTAGGTTTCAGCAAAACTAAAAAAGTTAAAAATGGAACACAAACTAAAGGACATAAGCAAAAAAATTGGAATAATAATATTCCTAATATAGATTATTTTATAGAATTATTAAGAGTTTCTAAAAAATATATTATTTGGGGAACAAATTATTATGTAGAGGCTCAACATTTATTTGGTCAGGGAAGAATAATACATAATAAGTTAGTAACCCCATTTTTAAAAAGTACTTATTCTCACGCAGACATCGCTGCAACTAATCTTCAAAAAAGGATTACTATGTATAATTTTCAATGGTCGGGCAATGTTCAAGGTGGTAAAATGAATATTAAAATGCAAAATGATTATGGTATAGGTATAGAGAAAAGAATACATCCAACACAGAAACCAGTCAAGTTATACGAGTGGCTGCTGATAAACTATGCAAAGGAAGGAGATAAAATATTAGACACACATCTAGGCTCTGGAAGTATAGCTATCGCTTGTCACAATCTAGGATATGACTTAGAAGGTTATGAGTTAGACAAAGAGTACTATGATAATGCTTTAAAAAGAATTAAAGAACATCAATCTCAACTGAGGCTAATATGAAACTTAAAGAGGACAAGACTTTTTACTTTGATGACAAGGCAGCAGATAGATGTGTTTACTTTATAGAGAATCACATTAAGCATATCAAAGGAGAGTTAGGAGGTCAGCCATTTAAGTTAGAGCCATTTCAGAAAACAATAGTTAGAGATTTGTTTGGTTGGAAGTATAGAGATAGTGGTCTAAGGAGATTTAGAACTGCTTATATATGTCTACCAAGAAAGAACGGAAAGTCAACTCTTATAAGTGCAATAGCTTTGTATATGTTACTAGCCGACAACGAGCCATCTGCTGAATGTTACATTGCTGCTGGTGATAGACAACAAGCTGGTATTATATTTGATGTAGCAAGTGGAATGGTTAGAGCTGACAATCAACTAAACAAGAATCTCAAAGTATTTAAGAACTCTATTATCCACGAAAAAAGTAACTCTGCTTTTAAAGCTATTAGTTCTGAGGCAAGTTCTAAGTTTGGATATAACGCTTCATTCATTTGTATGGATGAGTTCTTTGTTCAAAAAGATTCTAGCCTTTGGGATGCCTTGACTACATCGGTAGGTAGTAGAAGGCAACCTATGTCAATAGCAATTACAACGGCTGGATATAATCGTGAGTCTATATGCTACAAAACAGAGGAATATGGAAGGAAAGTATCTGAGGGTATAATCAAAGACTCTAGTTTTTATTATGTTAAATACGCTTGTGATTTAGAAACAGATTGGACAAGTGAGGAGGCTTTGAAGATTGCAAATCCTGGACTTGAAAGTGGAGTCGTTAAGTTAGACTATCTCAAAAGAGAACAAGAAAAAGCAATCAAGTTACCAAGCTATGAGAATACTTTTAGAATGTTACACCTCAACCAATGGATGTCCTCAGCTAGTAAGTGGCTTTCAGATGCTCAATGGATGGAGTGCAACAAAGCTCCAATTAAGTTAGAAGATTACAAAGGGATGACAGCTTACGCTGGATTAGATTTAGCTTCGGTTAGGGATATTTCTGCTTTTGTTTTAATCATTCCTGAAGATGATAGGTTTACTGTAATACCTTACTTCTTTGCTCCAAAGGATAACGCTTTTATTCGTTCAAGACGAGATCAAGTAGATTATATTTCTTGGGGTAAAGAGGGACTTATGATGCTTACAGATGGGGATGTCACCGATTACAACTTTATAAAGAAAAAAATAAAAGAGGTTGCTGAGGTTGTAAACATTAAGTCTATTGCTTACGATCGTTGGAACTCAAGCCAATTAATAATAGATTTATCTGAGGATGGTTTGCCTTGTGAGCCTTTCGGACAAGGCTTTGCTAGTTTATCAAGTCCAACTAAAGAGCTGGAAAAGCTCGTTCTAGGTAAACAAATAAATCACGGAGGCAATAAAGTTTTGAGGTGGATGTGTTCTAACTTAGCTATGAAGTCTGATCCAGCAGGTAACATTAAAATGGATAAATCTAAAAGCTCAGAGAAGATTGATGGAATGGTTGCACTTGTTATGGCTCTTGGTTGTTATATGAATAACGATTCTAGCGACTCATCTACCTATGATGACAACGATATTATTTGGATTTGACTTTTGACTTTTCTCTTATCTTTGTAAATGTAATTACAATTTTATGGGACTATTCGACTTCCTCCGTTCTGAAAAGCGAGGAGATAATTTTTTAAGAGCTATCTTTGGTGGGCAAGGTGCAGCCAATAGGACAGCCGTTAATAGAGATACATCATTAACATTCAGCGCAGTCTTTGCTTGTGTAAGAGTTATTAGCGAATCAATCGCAAGTCTACCTATAAAAGTTTATAAAGTTGAGGTTGACGAAGATAAAATCACAGACATCAGTCATCCAATCTACCGACTTTTAGCTCGTAATCCTAACGAGTATATGACACCTTATACATTCCTGGACACTTTAATGACTAACTTATTGCTTGAAGGTAACAGCTATTTTTACGTAGAACGAGACTCTAGCGCAAGGCCAATGTCTTTAATACCAGTAAATCCTCAAGATGTTAAGGTGGTAAAGCACGAAGGACAGATTTTCTACGACATCAAAGACTATGAAATTGGTGTAATGAAAGAAGATATGCTTCATTTTTTCAATTTATCTTTTAATGGTTATGAGGGTGTAAGCGTATTAAAAGCACAGAATACAACAATAGCAACTTCAATAGCTGCAAATGATACTGCAAATAGTTATCTAGGGAACTCTGCTCAAGTTGGTGGAGTCATAAAACATCCTGGAAAATTAAGCAAAGAGGCTGTCGCAAGATTGAAAAACTCTTGGAATCAAAACTACTCAGGATCTTTTGTAGCTGGTAAGACAGCAATACTTGAAGAAGGTATGACATTCGAGCAGACTAATATAGATGCTAACAAGTATCAACTTTTAGAAACGAGAAGATTTCAGATAGAAGAAGTAGCTAGAGCTTTTAAAGTTCCTTTATCTTTGATAGGACATTTAGAAAAAGCCGCTAACTATTCTAGCATAGAAGCTTTGTCAATAGACTTTGTAAGATTTACTTTAATGCCTTATATGGTAATGATAGAGCAAGAGCTAAATAGAAAGCTTTTTAGAGATAGTGAGTTTGGTTTATTTACAATTAAAATTGATGCTAAAGGACTATTAAGAGGAGATAGCTCTAGTAGGGCGCAATATTACAGAGAGATGACTTCCATAGGAGCTTTATCTATCAATGAAGTAAGAAGAATGGAGGACTTGAACAGAGTAGGGCCTGAAGGCGATCAGTTGTTTATGCCATTAAATTTTGCACCTATTGGTGACATAGAAGAAGAAGATAATGCCGATACCGACTAAAGAAACAGACGAAACAAACGAGGAGTTCATTGAGAGATGTATGTCTGATGAATTTATGAAAGAGTATGATGACAACTCTCAAAGACTTGCTGTATGTTATGCTCAGTTGGAAGATGATGAAGAAAGACAAACAGACTTCCCTAATAAAGGGGATGATAAAAAAATAAGTTTAAGAAATAGTGATGAGCCACAGTTCGACTATGACTTTGCTAAAACTATAAAAGAACAAACTCCAGAGATATGGAAAGCTGGAGGTAATATAAGAGGGAATGAAGCTTTTATGTTATGGGGTAGAGCAAGAGATGGCCAAGATACTGAAGCCATCAGAGAATGGATAAAAGAGAGAGAGGCTTGGATAAAAAGACACTTTGAAGATGGTAAGCAATTCAAAGGCGATACAGAGCCAAACCTTTCAAATGTTGGTGGTGTAGTAGCTCAGATTAAATGGGGAACGATTGGAACACTAGGAGAGCAAGGAATGAAAGATGTAATTTTAGAACTAACTAAAAAGCTAGAGGGTAAAAAAGAGGAGAATCAAGTTAGCGCTAAAATAAAAAAGGCTTTAGAAAATAAAGTTGAAAAACATAATGAAGAAATAAAAGAGCTTGATTTAGCTTGGAATGGGCGTACGACTTACGCTGAACTTGTAAAAGTATTTGATAGAGGAGTAGGAGCTTTCAATACAAATCCAGGCTCGGTTAGGCCAAATATGACTCCTGAGAGTTGGGGTTTAGCAAGAGTAAACTCATTTTTATTTGCTCTAAAAAAAGGTAGATTTCAAGGTGGTAAGCACGACACAGACTTACTTCCTGACAATCATCCAGTAAAAAAAGAAATGGAAGAAAATAATAGATTTATGAAAAAGCACGATTTAAGACACATTCAAAAGATTGAAGAAACAGATGATTCAATAATTATTTACTATGGTAAAAATGTTGATGATGTAGAAATGATTGATGAACAAGACAAAGAGATGGATGAATCAGAACACACTCCATACCACGATGAAGAAGAAAAGTCTGAGATTAGAACAAATCCTAATAAAGAAGTAAGGACTTTTGATGTTCAAGACTTAGAGCTTAGAATGGACGGAGATAAGCCAACTGTTGTAGGTTACGGAGCTGTCTTTAACTCTATGTCAAATGACTTAGGAGGTTTTAGAGAGTTTATATCGCCAAACGCTTTTGAAGGTAGATTAGAGGATGATGTAAGATTTCTAGTTAATCACGATGCTAATTTAATACTAGCTAGAACTACTAACGGAACTCTAAGACTTTCTGTTGATGAGAAAGGTTTAAGATACGAGGCTGATATGCCTAATACTTCAACAGCTAGAGATTTAATGGAACTATTAAAGAACGGAACTATAAGTCAGTCTAGCTTTGCTTTTACTGTTGAAGAAGATTCTTGGGAAGTAAAAGACGGAATGAATATAAGAACTATTGACAAAGTTTCTCAATTATATGATGTAAGTTCAGTCACTTATCCAGCATACAACCAAGCAAGTAGTGCTGTCGCTTTACGCTCACTAGAAGAATGGAAGTCAAAAGAAGAAAACACAGAGGGTATAAAAGAAGAAGATTTAAAGAAACGCTCCCTCAATGAAATGCGTTTGAAAATCTTAAAAAATAAATATTAATATTAATTTTCTATAAAATGAAAACATCAAAACTTTATAAAGAAGAAAGAGCTGAGGTTATCGAAAAGATGGAAAGTCTTGTATCTTCTGCTGAAGGACGAGATATGACTTCTGATGAGCAAGTAAGCTTTGATTCTTTAAATACAAAAGTAGAGGAGTTAAACGGAATGGCTCAGAGAGCTGAGTCTTTCGAGAAACTTCAAGCTACTAAAGCTGTTAAAGAAGTAACAGAAAACACTCCAAAAGAAGTTAGAGAGTATTCTTTCCAAGATGCTATGAAGGCTGCTTATTCTGGTTCATTAACTGGATTAGTTAAGGAGATGGACCAAGAGGCTCGTAATGAGGCTCGATATACTGGACAAATGTATAAAGGTATAGCAATACCAAGCTCTGTATTAGAAGCAAGAGCAATAACAACTTCTAATGTTAACGAAGTTGAAACAATGAGTTTTACAGATCAGTTACAAGCTAATTTAGTTTTAGCTAGTGCTGGTGCAAACTTCTATTCTGGAGTAAAAAATATGAAGTTTCCAGTTATAAGTGGTATCACTACTACTTTCGTTGGTGAGACGAGTGGTTCTGTTTCTGCTGCTGGTTCTGCTACAAGCGAAACATTATCTCCTCAGAAATGTATCTCAATTGTTGAGATTTCTGCTGAGGCTATGACTCAAAACGCTGGTATAGAGGCTGCAATCCGTAGAAATATGGCTGCTTCAGTTGCTGCTCAATTAGAGAAGAACTTATTAGCTGCTGCTGATAACTCAGATGGTGGTCCTCAGTCAATCTTAGCTGATGCTGCTGATGGTGGTGCTACTCTTGATGCTGCTGCTCTTTTAGCAATGGAATCAACTGTATTAGGTAACAATGTTCCTTTATTAGGTGGTAGATTTGCTTACCTTTGTAATCCTGACGCTTTAGCTGTTATTAAGGGTTTAGCTCAAGTTGCATCTGTTTCTCCTATCTATGATAACAGAGATAAGACTATCAATTCTTACTTTAGCTTTGTATCTTCAAATGTAGGTAATAAAGCTAGTAACTTTGATAGTGTTTTATTCGGTGATTTCTCAAGAGTACACATTGCACAGTTCGGTGGATTGGATGTCTTATTTGACCCATATACTTCTGCTGCTTCAGGTGTCGGTAGAATGATTGCTACTTCATTAGTTGATGGTAATGCCGTTGACAATGGAACTGCATTTGTAGAAATACAAACAACATCATAATTGATTATTTTAACGGAGGGGTTTAATCGCCCCTCCATTAATTTTTTTTAAATGGAATACTACAACTATAACTTTAATGCATTTACATATTCAGATTATGTGACTTATGGTAAGCTAGTTTTAAAAACTGCGCCAACTACTACTCCTATATCTTTGGCAGAAGCTAAGTCATTTCTAAGGATAGACTCAGACTATGATGATGATAATACTTATATCACCTCATTGATTAATGTTGCGACAAGTATGGTTGAAGAATTTACAAGAAGAAGACTTATAACACAGACATTTAACTTATTTCACGATGAGTTCCCACCTTATATTGATTTACAAATAGGAGAGGTCGCTAGTGTTACACATATAAAGTATTATGATGAGAGTAATGCTTTACAAACTTTAGCTGCATCAAATTATGATGTAGATACTAAGATAAAACCAGGAAGAATATATCAATCTGAAGATGGGGACTTCCCTAATACATACGAGAGGCCTAACGCTGTTGAGGTTGAGTTTATCGTGGGAGCTGCTGCAAGTGATATTCCAGCTCCAATAATTCAAGCTATATATATAATAGTAGGAAGATACTATGAAAACCGACAAGATGTAGTAATGGGAACACAAGTAAATGAAGTTCCTTTAATGGTTAATCACTTATTAACTCCTTATCGTTTGCTTGAACTATGATAATAGGCAAACTAGATAGAAAACTTAAGCTCTTTAAACAAGTATTCACGACTAACGAATACGGAGAGAGAGATGTTTCTTCAAATACATTTGTCACCATATTGGGCAATTTTGACTTCAAAGGTGGGAAAACCTCTTTTGATGCTGATGCTTTGATAAATGAAGATACAATCGATTGTCTTATTAGATACAGAACAGACATAGGTACTTCACCACAATACTTTATAAGTAACGGCACAACCAACTATTCTATAAAAAGTATTCAAGAAATAGGAAGAAAAGATGCAATGCTTTTGAAACTAGAACAAAATGATGTTATAGATTTAAGTGCTGTTAATACTTTCTTTGAATATACAATCAATACAAATAATACTGGCTTAGCTAGTTCAACAGCTACACAGTACGGACTACCAACAAGAGCAACAGGGACTTATGACTTTACTGTAGATTGGGGGGATGGTAACACCAACACAATAACAACCTATAATGATGCAAACGGATTGCATACTTACGGAAGTGCTGGAACATATACTATAAAAATAAAAGGCGTGTTTAGTGGTATAATAACAACATTAGACACTGGAGTTTGGAACGCTAACAGAACTGATCCTTTAAAAATTTTAGATATTAAATCTTATGGGCCTTTGATTATTCAAGATTCTGCGGCTTTTAAAGATTGTACTAATTTAACTTCTAGTGCGACTGATAATTTACAATTTAATACAACTGATGCTAGTGACACTTTTCAAGACACAAACTTTAACGGAGTCGTTGATAATTGGGATGTTAGCAATATTACTAATTTTAGTGATTTCTTTCACGGTAGCCAATTTAATCAAGAATGCAATAATTGGAATATAAGCAAGGCAACTAACTTATCTAATATGTTTGATGATTGTCCGTTTAACAAAAGTTTGTCTAAATGGGACTTGTCATCTGTAACAACTACCTCATCAATGTTTGGGGGTAATACTGCATTTAATCAAGATGTATCAATGTGGAATGTAAGTAGTTTGACAACGGCTGTAACTATGTTCTCAGGAGCAACGGCATTTGATCAATCATTGGCTTTGTGGGATGTTACGTCTTTAAGTAGTAATCAATTGACTTTCTTTGGTAGTGGCTCAGGTTTATCAACTGCAAACTATGATGCTACTCTTATTGGATGGGCTGCTCAGAATGTAAATAGTGGAGTGAGTATAAACTTCGGTACTTCTCAATACACCGCTGGAGGTGAGGCAGCAGCAGCTAGAGCTACTTTAGTGAGTAATGGTTGGACAATAACAGACGGAGGAACAGCATAATGAAAGATATAGATAAAATAAAAAAACCTGAAGTTGATACTTATTGGATTATATTTGATGAGGATGACAAAGTTTTAAGCTATGGAATGGTAAGTCCTATTCAAGTTTTATCAACAAAGGAAACTAATATAGAGATGTATTTAGATAAGGAAGAATGGCAAAAGGTTTTAGAATCTCATAAAATAGAAGTTGACTAATGGCTACAGTATTCACAGAAAAAAATTTAAGAGGTAATCAAGGAGGGCATCAGGGATTAGTTGGTTATTCAATAAATGAAACAGAATTAAAATCGTTGATTCGTTTTATGGAAAAACTTAATTTGTCTGACAGTCAAACTAAAGTAAAACTTAGACAAGGTATGCGCAAAGCTGCCACACCTTTAGTTAAAGAGTTAAGATCAGAAATTAAAAAAATAGAAGGTAAAGACAATGTCGGTAAAAGAAATAGGGCAACTGGTAGACTAAGAAAAAGTATAGCTGTAATAAATGGTAAAATGAGAAGGGGCGCACAGCCAGCCGTTTATGTTGGTCCTAGAGTGAAAGGAGCTTTTGCTGATAAGGAAAGAAGTGGTTTTCATTTTTTCTTTTTAGAGTATGGATTTAAAGGTAAGCCAGGAGCTAGGATGTTAGATAAAGTTCATAATAGTACAACTGCAAAAATGGCTCAATCTAATGTTGTAAATGAAATAAAAAAAGTAATAGATAAACTTGTAAAAAAGAAGTTTTAGAATGGAAGTAGGCAAAGTCATATATAATATATTAAGCAATAATGCAACAATAAGCAATTTATTGACTACTGATTCTAACACTAGAATATTTCCTAGTAGATATAACTTTCCTAAGAATGTAAAGCTCCCATATATTACTTATCAGATGGTTTCTGATGAGCCAAACAATACAAAGAACGGAGCTTCGACTTATGACTATGTAAGAGTGCAAATAAGCATATATCATAATAGTTATAAGGATATGACTACTCTAGCTGGTTTGGTTAGAACTGCATTAGATTATGCAAGTGGTACTTATAATGGAGTAGTAGTTGATAAGATATTTTATCAAGATCAAAACGAACTTTATGATGATTCGGCTGGTACAGTAGGATTATATGGTTTAGCACAAGATTATAGATTTAACATAAATAGATAGATATGTATAAAATAAAAGTAAAAAAAGATATTGAATGCAGAGGCGTAGAATACAAAGAAGGCGAATCTTACGAAGTAGGTAGAGTCGTAAGAAATTTTCTACTAGCAAATGATGCAGTCGATATAAAAACGAAAAAATCTAAGAAGAAAGAAACTTCTAAAGATTTGGATATTAGCTAATTATAAATTTTAAAATAAAACACAATGGCAATTTTTAATGGAACGGATTTAATCCTAAAAGTCAGTCCATCTAATGGTGGAACGGCTGTAAAACTGATGCATTCTCAGACTGTATCATTGTCGGTAAATACTGACACAATAGACATCTCAACTAAAGACTCTGCTGGTTTCAGAGATTTAATAGGTGGACAAAAGTCTTTCAGTCTTTCGGCAGATGGACTTATGGACTTTGCAACTGGTGGCTCTGATACTGAACTAGATGAATTATTCACTCAAATGTTAGCAAGAACTGCAGTCACATTTGTATTTGGTATTGCAGACGCTTCTGCTTATAATATGAGTGGCTCTGGCTTTATTACTTCTATTGAAGTGAGTGGAGGAACTGAAGATGCTCCAACTTATTCAGTAGCAATTGAAGGAACTGGAACGCTGACAGTAGCATAATTATTACTTTTTGTTGGTTGGGGATTGAGCTTCGGCTCGTCTCCCAACTAGCAAACTTAAAACCAACAAAATATGTATGAAGTAGTTTTAATAAACGGAAAAGATTACGCTGTAAGATTCGGAATAAATAGTCTTAGATTATTTTGCCGAGATACTAACAGAAGTTTAGCTGACTTAGATAAGCTAGGGGAAGGAATAAGCTTAGATGATGCTTGTTATTTAATTCTTAACGGAATAAAAGACGGCTCTAGAGTAAGTGGACAAGAATGTTCTTTAACAGTTGATGATATAGCAGATATGCTAGATGAAGATTTCGAGGCTTTAAATAAAGTCTTAGAGATATTTTCAACTCAGTTTTCTGCTAAATTCGAAACGGAGGGAAACGACAAAGCCACGAAGAAGGTGGCGAAGAAAAAGAAATAACT